CCGGTTGCTCTTCTTTGCTAAAGTGTAGTTATATATTTAGGGGGTTGCACCCCCTACGCTTCAGGCTAAGCCTTACGCTTACCCGCTTGAAACAAAAAACTACGTATGGTTTATATTGATTTTTTTAGTTTATAGATTCATTGGAACTATTCAATGAATTAGATGATGTAATTTTATTACTTGGACTATCGCTATCACATAAATATGGATAGTCGAATAATATTGGGATTTTACCATTTTCACCATCAATTACACCAGTTTCTAAGTTATATTTGATTAATTGTTTTTTGTCGTTTATCATCCATAACCTCCATCTATCAGTTGAAAGATCATTCAAATTTGGTAGTCTATTACAGAATACATAAATTATAGGTGGTGATATTATCCATTCTTTATATTTATTTCGTAAATCATAAAGAAAACCACTTTTTAAATTTTCTATTGTCAAAAGATAAGTGGATAATAATTTTTTATTACAAGCACGGGGTAAATCAACAAATATTTTCACATTTGTACGTAAACCCTTAGCAGATATCATATTATGCGCAGCATACATTAATTGTACTGGATCATCAATATATGGTAATAATATTGAATTTTGTGTTAATTTACATATCATAGCAATGGTTGATTTGCCTTTACATCCAGTAGGACAATAAATTAAATTAACCAATCTATGCTCAAGATAACTAATTATATTATCATAAATTACTTGTTGAAATGGATATAATTCATTATATGGAATGTCATATTCACGAGGTATAAACTCTTTCTTTGATTCATCAGTATATGGACCCTCTATACGGGTATCCTTCTTCATTTGATAAAACGCCTTGCCTTGACACTCGTATTTTGTAAATTCTTCGTTAACGGTAGGCGCTATATAATTGGGTTTATATTTATCATCAAATAAATCCAATAATTTGAATTTATTCGTTACTTTTTTTATAAGTGATATCCTACCTTGCAAATGTATATAACCGGATTCACCTTTTTCAATTTGAAATACCCATCGCTTAGCTATTTCATCAAGTTGTGATTGCATTGTGTATATATTATGTTCAGACGTCCAAGACATACGTATATCAAAAACAGATATAGGTGATTTATAAGTATCATTTTGACTCTTTTGTTGTTCTTCTTTTTCAGATTTTACAACAGAAACAGGACGACCACGAGGCATTATATTATATATACTATATATAATATAAATTATTTTTAAATAAAAATTAATTAAATGCGTTTATGGATATAATGCAGGATCCAAATAAGGTATTTGGCATATATATAAATCAACAGCTGGTGTTGTAGGTATAACACCAGGTGATATAATTAATGTATGCGGTAATCCATCACCGGATACAGTAATCCAAGTAACGGCACATCTAGTAGTGGCAGTTACAGCAGAAGGCGGTTGATCAATTTGAGGATCAGTATTATTATAATTATAATTAATATATGTAATTCCCGGATCAGTTGAACCACCCATATTAGGTGATACAACAGACGCGGTTGATGTACCAAAATAAGATAATGTAATCATATATGACTGAGCTTGATTTGAAGCAGCAAATACTACAGCAGCATCAGTTGGTGATGGTGCATAACTATCAACTATAGTTAGATCCAAATTAGATTCGGGATCAATATTAGTTACGTCATAATCACCAAGAGGTTGATTTGTAGAAACATTATTATTAGTGTGATAATGTAAAAATCCACCGGCTACAACTGAATTGACAGGTAATTTAGGCTTATAGAATATAAATTCGTAAGTAACCCATAACTGACCTATTTGTACATCAGTACCTTGCAATCCATTAGTTGCAATTGAAAAACGACCAAAATCAGAAAATCGTAAATCAGATTCATTTGCAGCCGATCCATTACGAGTATATAAATGAGACAATGGAGATTGTTTTGGATCACATTCAACAAAATGTTGAATACAATCGGAAACCTTTCCGCTTTGTGCCCAAGAATAATTAAGTAATTGAATATCATTGGTAAATTCAGGATCAGTTGGATCATATTGCGTACACATCATAACCTGACCAAGGGCCAAGTTTGAGGATGACGCAATTGCATCACTCGCAGTTGAGCGAAATTCATACATTAACCCATTTGGTGAATATTCTTCATAAGATGCAGCAATTTGAGATAACCAAGGAAAAGACTCATCTTGAGCCGGTTGTAGTGCAAAAGATTGTATTTTAAATGTATTAGCAGTAAGTGATGTAGTAATAGGGCCCAAGTATTCACGATGGCGAATAATTGTACCACCCTCCCTATATATAGCATTCATTACTTGCGGTATCTCCGGTTGGATTAATACATTTTTACGGATATTTGATAATTGGTAAGAACCTAAACCTGATAATTTAGGTGCAGTTACCATTCCATTGGAATATCCAGCATTCAAAGCAGCACCAAATTTACCAAATCCAGGCACTGAGCCGGATCCATAAGCACCACCACTAAGGTAGTAAGCACCATTACCACCTAAACGGCGCTTTGGTTTGGTGATCTTTTTCTTTTGTCTTAAGTTTGTTTTACGAGTTGCGGGCATTGATAATACTATAGTATGAGAAAATAATTTTCACAAAAAAACTATATTATATTTTTTTATCAATGCGCGTTTAAGATTTTATTGAACCATTTAATGTTTGCGCCCCTTAGGCAAGCTAAGGCGCGCCGGCGAACAAGTCGCCGACTAAATGTATTATAAATAAAATATAGTTGTGCACCAATGTCTAAAAATAATAAATTAGTTTATATCATATAACGGTGCACCAAAACACAAGGATTATAAGGGCGACACTTCGTGTCTGGAATAACTACCCTTATAATCCTAAATAATATATACCATTTTATACTCTATATTATTATGTAAATAGTGGAAACTTGAAATTTTAATAGTATATTTTGTTGATATTTATTCTTTTTTTTTAAAAAGTATAGTGGAATATAGTAGAATTGGTGGATTTTTTAATACATATTTATACATAAAAGTATAAGAGTATAAGAATTATAAATAAAAGTATAAATACCTAAGAATTATATATTATAATTATAAATTATAATATATAACCACAATATAGCTATAAAAACAAGTCAATATAATGCACTTCGGGCCCGCTCCTCCGTGACGTTTCGCTCTCGTAATACTTACGCTCACGTCCGCTCCTCCGTGACCCTACGTCCATATTATTTTTATTTTTTAATTCCATATTGTGATTACCAAGTTGTATTTCAATCCAACAATTACAATATAATTCGCCATAGGGCCGCAAAGGATAGCAATCGGCAAGCCGGTTGCTCTTCTTTGCTAAAGTGTAGTTATATATTTAGGGGGTTGCACCCCCTACGCTTCAGGCTAAGCCTTACGCTTACCCGCTTGAAACAAAAAACTACGTATGGTTTATATTGATT